CTGAGAAGCCTATACGTTTAAATTTCATATAAAATTATATTAAGTTTTCTAAAAACTCTACCCATAGCTGTACTGAGTTCTTGTGTAAGAGACTATATGCTTCATCTATAGTTTCAACATCAAAATCGCAAACCTTGCGACCTACAATCTCCCCTTCATCAATATCTTTTGTAACTCGATGTATAACACTGCCTGCCGTATGCATGGTGTCTCTCTGCAAAAAAGCTCTCTCTTGCGGGTTAAAACCTTTAAGTTCAGGATACATAACTATATCTCCTGGGTGACCATTATATATAGTATATTTGTCACAAACTTCTGCAGGAATTACACGCAAGTATCCATTAAGTGTAATAATGGTATTTTCTGCATTAGCCTCTACATCATTTAATACTGTCATGTAAGAGTCGATGTCCGGTTTTTTAGGCAGAATATATACAGGTATATTATGTGTTAGTAGATCTTTATTAGTATAAGGTTCCTCATGTAATTCTTTATTAGTAATAATAACATCTGGCCATCTATTGAGATATTTTGATATCTCTACAATTTCAGAGCCTGTTTGACTAAAGAAAGTTACCCACTTTTTATATTTCTTATTCATGACAATGAATTAGGTATATTTGCAATAGCTCTGAACTTGTTTATATTTTCAAGAATAATATTCTCCTGCTCAGGAGAAACTTCTTTATGAAAGAGGTCAATAAGTTTTACGCTAATTTTATCTTTCAGTCCAAATTTTTCATACTGCACATTGTGCATACCTGCAACTACAGGGTTAGATGTATCTAAGCTCTCTATAAAAGAGAAGGTGTTAGGAAAAGAGCCGTAATAACCAAATTCGTACGCTAAGCTACATCCGAGAAGATGATGAGGCTTCTTGGTATTAATAATACCATCAGACATAAAGCAGTTGATTAGTTTATGTCTACCTTCAGCATATCTTACGTACTTGTTACTTCCTGCTGCAGTGAGCTGATAGTAGCTGTAGTCAAAACTTATTGCAATCTTATCGGCATGCTCTGACATAAATTTATAGCAGTCATACATCTCTTGATATGTTTTGCCTTGTACTACCCCTATCTTTTTACCTGGAAGATTGTTATACTTAGAGTTCCATTCCTTAAAATTTTGGATAGTTTTATCAGAGTCTTCTAAAACATCAGGTACAATATACTCTGTAGGCTGTAGTCTGGAAATCCAGTCAGCAAACTTATCTGAGTTAAATGCTGTACCTAGTTCAAATATACTGTTATCAAGCAATACTTTTCTACCTTGTGTTTTTGACTCTATAAAGTAGTCATAATACTCTTGACATTCTTCAAACAGATGTACCAAGGCATAACAATAGTCTGTTACACCTCTTACTCTGCGCATCATACATAGTGGAGCTTCATGGGCTATTTGCATATAGTAATGTTATATTAAATTTTAAACAAGTCAAATAAATCAGTAGTAGTCTCTTGAGTTAGATTAGGTACATTCCATCCAATAGCATTATATACACTTTCAATAGGTGGAGTAACAATCTTAGTAAACATGGTCTCGTAGTCTACTTTAATGTCTTTAAACTCGGGTGGATATTTCTCAACAAAAGCAATTGACTTAATATTGTATTTGTTTGGAGCAGTGTAGAAGTATTTAATTTTATTACCAGATGTGATAGGTTCGTAAATACTATCTATGCCAAGTTGCTTTAGTAGATTGTTGTAGTGTATAGCACTCTTAACATGATTAGGGGTGCCTTTACCTATAGTAAATTGACTAGATTTCTTTTCATACTTTTCATACTCTTTTACGTTTTTTCTAAAAGCTATACTCTCCACCGGCATCTTACTAAACTCATTATACACGCTTCTATATACCTTATTTGTATCTGAAAAGTTTTCTGATGTGATAGCTCTCTCAATAACTTGAGTAATAAGCTGCTTAACTTGTTTAGGTGTTGTAGATCTAGCTACTTCTACTCCTACATACTTGAATTTATTTTGAGGTACTCCTTCCTTGTCAAGAACGTTGAGTATATATCTTTTCTTCTGTAGAAATACTCCTACATCACATATAACTTCTCTCTTAAAGACGAAACGAGGGTCCATAGAATGAAGTTCTGTAGATGCCCATATAGAGATGTCTTTATTGAGTTGTTTATCGATAAGTTTAACAAGATCGTGCATCTCTTTAGTTACTTTCTTTTTATCATTGTGTACCTTAATGTCTGCAAGCTTACATACTTCTTCAAGAGATATATAAAGAGAATCTGTATCATTATACACAGTAGCAGATTGAGATGCATCATACTTACTTTTAAGAAAATCATCTACAATAATTGATGCCTGCTTTACTACTGATTGACCTGTTAGAGTAATTGAAGCAGCATGGTCAATATCAAAGAATGGAGAGAACTTCTGAGCAAAAATGCCGTAGATAGAGTTAAGTAGAATCTTAATAGTTAGCTGATATGTACCGTACTGTTTAGCAAGCATATCTGCATTCTTTACATCAAACCCAGGCATAGACTCTGGGTCTTGTTTGTATTTCTCAATATCTGCTTCATACTTAAGACCAGTATTCTTGAGTTGTACTCTCTCTTTATATAGGTTATCAATTAAGTTAGGCACAACTCCTTTAAACTTTTGAGTGTAAATAATATTGGCTTTAGAGATAGAGAGCTTTTCTTTATCTAGTAGTTTATTGAATTTATCTCTAGTGATAGTAATATTTTTCTTGTCTGGCAGTTGTATCTGTGCACTGTCTTCAGTGAGGTTCATTAGCTTTCCTATTTTTGTCTCAGGTGATATATTTAGAGAGACAATCACGCTTGGATACAGACTATTAGCATCAAAAGATACGATAGCTTTCTTTAAGCCTCTATCAGGATCTCTCACAAAACCGCCATCGTAGTCTTCTTTAATCTTTTCGTTCTTAAACGTTGGAATAATAAAACCTTGCTTTGCTGCTTGCAGAGCAACTGCCCCAGTGACGATGGCCACCTTACCGAGAGCAGATTCAAAATGAGTCAGTCCCTTGTAAGCTAATATTCTAATTAATCTTAGGATACCTTTTGCTGCTTCAAGTCTCCTGACCAAGTCGACGTCTTGAATATTATAATCTACGAAGTTTTCCCAGTCAGTCTCAGATAAAGTAGCTAGATTTGTAGCATTGATCGCAAGCTTACCTTCTTTTAACTCAAGCTCAGAAATATAATTTAGAGAATAAGATTCTTTTTCACCCGGAGAAAATATTTTATAAGCTTCAAGGTAATCAATACAGCTTATGCCTCGAATATGCCATCTGCCTGTAATTTTACCAAACCTCTCAATACCATCTCTATAGTAGAGTTGACCTACAGGTGATAGATCTCTAGCTTTTTCTTCATCAAATAAGTTTACAATCCTATTAATAATATAGGGAATATCATATCCTTCGATATTCCAACCAGTAATAATATCAGGATAATCTTTTTGCATGAAAGATATAAAATCTAATATCATTGCTTTTTCGCTTGGAAAATAAAAGTATACGCTCTTTTCTTTCTTAGGAGTATACTTCTTTGCTCCCCAGGTATAGTACCTGTCCTCCAGAGAGTCATATATAGTTATGAGATTGATAGGGTATTTAGCCTCTTCAGCAGTAGGAAACTCATCTTTTGAATACACTTCAATATCTATATACCAGATCTTAAGAGGATTACTCGCAAATTCTGTCTTATCTACCTCTCCCTTGAATGTATCTAATAGATACTGCTGCTCGCAGCTTATATTATGGAACAATCTTACTATGGACGTTTCTGTAGCAAATTTATTTCTCTCAAAAGCGTTTTTAAAGGTAAGCTTTTTGAGGTTGGTATTAAATATACTGACAGCATCTTTAACGGCTCCAGACTCTATGTACAGGTACGGCTCAAAAGAGTTTTCTAATCTTACCCGATGACCTTCACTATCCCACGTCCATAATACTACACAGCCGCGACGGCCATCATAGTAAACATTTCTATAGCTCATGTAGATATTCTACATCTTATTATATAGAACTCAAGCAGTAAATCTTTGTTCAGGGTTAATGTCTATTAAAGCAGGCGCAAGCCTGTTTCTTTCTTGAGAACCATATTCAGAGAAATAGATTGCATAGTGTTCATCTAGGTGATCATCTAGCCACATTTGATCTACATAATTATGAACTGCATTACAACAATTCATATAAGTTGATGTATCTTTAGTTATATATTTTAACTGGTCTATAAGTTCAGCTCCTGTAGTAAACTTTATATGTGCATCAGAGTATGTACATATGTCTTGATATGCTCCTGGTATACCGAGTGCTCCAGCTTCTAGCATTTTTACATTACTCTTAGCTTTATTAAAAATGTTATCAAGTAGAGGAGCAAACGTTAATTGCGGGTTTGTATCTAGTATACCCTTAGGGTAGTCATGTAAATTACACCACGGGTAGTATTCCATCTCTCCACTATCTATGTATTGCTTTAGCTTTAGAGGGTAACAACCTTTCCAAATAAATTTAAAGTCTTTTCTAGCTTTTATAATACTATCTACAACATAATAGAAATCATCTACTTGCTTATTTTGATTAGCCATATCAACATGTACTCCTGAACCTGAGTAGAGTACACGGGGTCTTTTTTTGTTTTTGTTATACTCCTTTTCGAGTTTATATGGATTAAAATATCTATCTATCCAAAACCGAGGCGGGTAGTTAGGTACTACAGTAATATTATTAAAGCCTGTCTTACTCCTGTAGTACTCTTTCATAAAATTACACGTTACGGTAAATTCATCCATAAGAGATATAGTATCTACCATACTCTGTCTGCATGAGTTAGCTACGAAAGGATGCTTGCAAGCGTTATACTCAGGTATATCCTCACCAAATATTATATCATCTACTTCATATATAAGTTTATATTTGTATGTTGATTGAGCATCCTTTAATGCTTTAGCAAACTTAAATTGGTTAGGTGTAGATTGTCTCTGTAGCTTAATAGCTTTAATGTCTCTATAAAAATTTCCCTCTGTTATCATTACTCCTGCACCTGTAATTAGAGCTTTCTGTCTACAATTCATTAAGTACTCAGGCCATCCCATTCTCCAGTAACCGCACCCGCCTCTATCAGCATAAAAGTTAATAGCACGTGGTGCATTTGCTTCATTATTACCTATTCTCACTCTATTAGGTGCAGATTTATTGGACACAGAGAGAGGATTAGAGAGAGGTAAGCTTACGCCTGGAGGCATTCCTAATACGCCTGGTATAGATGAAGAGGATGTATGAAGAGGTCTCATATACTAGACCTTAAGAGCCTTATCCCATAAAACAAGGTGTAATCTAGGTGAGAAGTTTACATTCCATTGCTTAGACCACTCTGCCACTCGAGTAGCATTCTCAGTATGTTCTGCTCGAGAGCCGCAACAAGGCATAAACCATACCCTATCAGCATTGATACTATATTTAGTAATATATTTCTCTGCAATCTCTTCTATATCCTTCTCTGTCTGTACTACAAACTTAAAATAAGAGCCTCCTATGTTGTTGGCATGCCACTCTAACACCTCAGGTACATATCTCTTATCTTCGGGGTCTCCATTAGAAGAGAGCTTAGGAGAGACAGTAAAGGTAGCACCGCAATAATTTGTCCATACATTATCGGGTAGGATGGTACCGTTAGTTTCAAAATCTATACGAGGCATAAAGTTACTCCTGAAATTAAAATATAAAATAAATTTACTGAGTTTCTTTTGCTGTATGAGAGGTTCTCCGCCTGTTAGTTTAAGTATGGTTTGATTATTTTTAAGTCTCTCACAAAATCCACTATCGCTCATTAGCTGGTATATATCTTTAAATGTCATCTTATTTTTGACACTCCATGATATATATGAGTCACACCCATGCGGTGCATCAGGTGATGCAAATCCTTTGCAAGTGAGATTACACATAGACAATCTCATAAAGACTGAAGGTCTACCTACCAGCCATCCTTCTCCCTCTAGAGTATAAAAAATTTTATCATCAGATAGAA